TCCTCTAACCCAGATATTGTTGACGCCTGTTGAGATACCCACCAAACGCCTCCTGCTAATTGAACCGCCATTGCGGCGACTAAAGCTAGTGGTAATTTAACATTTTCCATTATTTCCTCTTAAACATTGCGGTTGCCCCGCGCACACCAAAACTCGCTGAAATTGCGATACCTAGACTATAAAAATACCAGTCGGGCGCTTTGGAAAGCTGCTCAAACCCTTTGTCAACCCAACCTTCTGTGCCCGGAATAAATGCTAAAACAAGGGGAATTGACAGGACAATTACGAACCATTCGTCTTTCCAGCTTGATTTAGAACCCTCCGCCATAATGCGCTCCCAGTCGGCAACGCTAGTTTTTTCAGACAGCAATATCTGGGCTTTCGCCTTCGCCTCTGTGAGCTTCAACTCTGCGGATGCTGCGTTCTTATCAGCTTTGCCTTGTAACCAAGACCCCGCCAGATTTGCTACTGGACCTATAAGTGCTTGTAACATTACTTTGCCTCCTTACCCATCCATATGCCGAAACTTCCCGTGAAAGCCCCAGTTACAACGGATATTAGACCCGCCTGTGACACAGACAAGTCAGGCTGAGACAATGCCCACTCTAGGCAGCGTATATACATAATGGTTGTTACCAGCATCATCAGACGTGGTAGAACTTTCCACTCATCAAGTTTTGTTGCCATCACGCTTTCCTTTCTCCAACCACGCCTTTGCTATTCCGCTGTGGTGCGTTATTATAACAATTTTTCCGTCTTTGTCACATACAACGTATTTTCCTAGTTTATTCCGGTATAACCTCAAAACAATACACCACCGTTGTGCTGTTCGTTATTAACACTTTGGCGTCCTCCAGCGTCTCGTAGCATTCTTGCTCAGTGGACAACTGAGCAAGTTGATAATACTCCAACTTGTTATTCGTAAACATAAACCAAACTAAGAACCACATTTACCATTTCCCCTGATTTCTACCCATGAAATACAGTACAAGAGCCAGACCAGCTATGCCTGCAAGCACGAGCAAAATACCTACAGTCCACTCTATAAAAGCTCGTTTAAACTCTTCTTTTCTGTAAATCTCTTCTTTGCGCTGCTTTCGCATCTGCGCCTCTATTTGCAACACTTCCTCCCAAGCAGAGGGGCCGTACTGAAAACTGATGAAGTTCTTGATTTCACTACGCATTTCTGACATTTTTTTCTTTTGCGCAAATATCTCAATGGCACTGTGCGTGTCCGACCCCTTGAATTGATACCAGGGGGGATTCTTAATCTGCTCTTCGGCAAATGCAAAATCACTGCAAGCCTTGCCCCACTTGCCAAGCTGGCCTGTAATATCCTGCAACTCACGGCCTACGGCAACGCCCTGACGGATCGCGTTATATGCGGACGTGGCTAATCCGACTGCTGTGATAGGATCAATCATATGTATACCCGCCTTGGCTGGAGGAGGGTTCTACCATTAGAACTCTCCGACGAACCTCTGGGGTCGGGCTATCGGGCTAAACCGTTTATTGACCATACCGCCAGAAGCATACTTACTTTTACCCGCCTTGCTTAAAGCAATGGCAACCGCTTGGTTTTGCGGTTTTCCAGCAGCCATTTCGGTCTTGATGTTCTGGCTGATAACATCCGGTGACTTACCCTTTTTTAAAGGCACGTCACCCCCTCCTCAACACATTTTGTCTCTGCACAGCAATGCGCTCACGATTAACTTCATTTCGATTATCCGCAATCTCCTCTGTACTTTCAATCCGAGCCGCGTCTGTTGCCGCTTGCTGTTGAAGTCTTGCTGCGTCCATCATCATATCCGCTTGATCCATCTCCGCTTTGCGTTGCTCCGATTGCTGTTTAAGGGCAAGCTCCTGCATGCGTATTTGAACCAATGGATCGTCCATTGCACTCTGTCCTTGCGGCGTAATCTCCGCGAGAGTCTTCTGCATGATCTGCATTTCCTGCATGGCAACCAACTTCTCGACCTCGGCTGGGTTCTGCATCTGCTGCTGAACCTCTTGGATCTTCTGTTGCGCCTGCATAGGATCGACCGCACCCATCTGAGCATTTAATTGTACCTGACTAATTAGTCCCTCAATCTCTTGCATAACCATCTGACGCGCTTTCATGGCGATGTGTTCTTGTAAGTGAGCGTAGAATGTACCCATTACCTGCGGAGATGTACTCACTAACGGAGTTTTCATAAACATCACATGTATTTGAATATGTGCATCATGGTCTTGATCAGGGAAGGCTTGCAACAACTGACCCATTAAACCACGAGCATTCTCTAATGCTGGATCCATAGGTTTAGGTTGTGGCGGTGGTGGTAAGATTTCATCTATGTTTTGAACCTCAAGAGCGTTATACATGCGTCGATATGCCGCATGAAGGTTGTGCATTTGAGGGTTCGACTGTGCCAACTGTAGCTGAGTCTGCGCCAAAGTAACTCGTTGAGCCATGGAAAAGATGTTTGGGTCGCTAACAGGTATAATATCCACGCGCCTGTCAAAGTCTTGCGCTTTTACCGACTGCTCTGCCCCAGCAACTTCGTAAGGATACTCAGGTGGTAGATTTTCTGAAATGATTCTTGCTAAGATTCTAAACTCTGTCTTCTGAGCGTAGTGCAGCCGCTTATGAATAGCGGACATAACTTTCATGCCGCGCTCTAGCATCGCCATTGTCGTGCCAACAGGCGTCTCTTGATTCATGTTACTGACTTGCTGGTCAGCTAACGACACAAACCTACGACCACCTTCAATCAACGCGCCAAGCAACTGCGCCAAGGTAGCTGATGGTTCTTTGTATGGTAGTGGAATAATAGAGTCCCTAATGTTCCCACCAGGGGCGTCAATGTCCCTCCACTCTCCAGGCTGTAGTGGCTCATCATCATTGCGTACACGCACTCCACGAGCCTTAAAACCAGCCGGAAGGTTCGCTAGAGTACCCGCGTCAATCAACTGACGTAAAATACTGGTAGCCGCACGACCTAAACCACCGATCATGTGGACTAAACCAAAGCCGTAGAACCCAAGACCAGGCATAAACTTGTAGTGTACGAAGTATTGCTGTTTCTTAGCTAACTCGCCATTTTCCTCAAAGTTCCGGCGAATACCTAATACTTCTCCAGACTCTTGGTCTATGGTAACAATGTAGGGCAACTGAATACCTGTGGCCTCGCCGTCAGGTGACATGTCCTCAAAACCCTCGAGGTCAACGTCAACATGCATCTCAAGCAATGTATATACATCATCTGCATACGTTTTGCTTGTGCCTTGTATTTCGTCTACCTTCTCGCGTACCTCGTCTGGCCCCGCGTCGCTAGTCTGCAAGTCAACGTCGCGGTAGAAACCAGCAACCTGCATCTTACGAACTTCGTTGTAATCCATGCGAAGAACATGCGTCACTCGCGGACTCGTCGCCAAGTCACTCGCGTGATACGGGACAACCAAATCTTGAGCCGGAATAAACTTAGCCACAGGCCGCTGTTTGGCTTCGTCGTAGTAAACTTTCTTAAACGTGGAACCTGACAACGGCAAATAGAACAGAAGTTGATCCATGTCGGGGTCGTACTCTTCCATCACTTCCATGATGTTGTAGTTCATAAAATTCTTTACACGCTGCGCTTGCGCCTCACGCTCTGGATCCTGTTTGCCAAGTATCTGTGTGGCAACTGGCCCACCCGCTGGTAAAAGCTCTTTATAAGCCTGTGCTTGAAACTGTGTGACGCTCTCAGCTATCAGAGGATGTGTTACTCCACTGGCACCCTGAAACGGCTCTGTACGCTCTACTACCTTAACGCCTAGCTGATCCAAGCCTTTTGTGTAGGCTTCTTCCCATTCGGATCTAGACTCCTGATCGTCCTCGTATGCAGCTCTCAACTCTGTTGACAACTCACCAAGATAACCCTCGTCAAGAAACTCTGCTAGGTTGGCGTTGTGTTCCATAGGCGCTTCGGCCTCGGCTTGCTGGATCATGTCCGCTAAAGCCTGAACAACCGCTGTGCCGTCCTCTTGAGGGATAACTTCTGCCCCTCCGGCGAAATCTTCTACTTGTGGTACGGATACGTCTACCGATGGGAGGTTTTCATCAAACCCGCCTTGCGTTTGTCCCGAATCTACTATTGAGCCCATTGGGCGTGGTGGCAGTGCCATCAGTAATACTCCCGTGTTCTAGGAACAAAGTCGTTCCCCTCGTCCTCGTTCTGCAAGGAAATAAACCCACCCTGTCTAAAACGCATCAATGCTAACGTCATACTATCACAAAAGTCGTCATAGTCACCATTAGGAAATGAAACAACTTCTTCAATCACTTCATCCGCAAACTTCTGGTCTTCTGGTGCCCACACTATTCCCGCCTCAAACAACGGCGCAACCATGTGCATTCGTGTCACCTTATCTCTTCCTTTACCAGGGGAAAACCCTAACGCCGGAATGCCCCGAAGGCGCAACTCGTCAATGAGTGGTGTGCCCGTCGCTTTTGCTTCGACCAACACCATATCGGGCTCCCAGTATTCGTGTTCTTCATACGCTACCTCCTTTAGTTCAGGAAAATTCCAGCGACCTCGTCGAGCGTCCATCATGATTATGTTATCAGGGCCACCTTCTTCTGGCTCAAAGATTCCCCATGTTGTGATGGCTGAATAGTCTGCTGTTTCCTTCTTGGAGAACGCCGTGTCATACGCTTGCAGTATATATTTCACAGGAGGTATCTTCTCTTCCGTCCACGACTGCCACCAATCCCGTTTGATTATAGCCGATTCCGACGCTGTAGGCTGTTGTTGCCACTGCGCATTCCACTTAGACACCGGAAGAGAGGCTTTTATCCCCAGTAACGCATCTTTTTCCCAGAACTCAGGCCATAACGCTTTGTCTGAGGGAAGAATCGCTGGAAACTCTACAACTTCCCACTGATCAGACATGATGTCACTGCCCTGCGCAGCGATTAACCTACCTGTCAAGTCTTTCTTTCCCCATCTCGTCATAACCAGAATGATTGAGCCGCCCGGTTGTAGACGTTGTCGGGGTCCCGAGGTGTACCACTCGTACGCATTGTCAAATGCGCTCTCACTTAGCGCGTCTTGTTCCGAATGCGGGTCATCAATGATGAATAAATCCGCACCACGGCCTGTGACAGCCGCTCCCACACCCGCCGCAAAGTATTCGCCACCCTTATCAGTCTGCCATTTACCCGCACCTTTGTTGTCCTCCTTCAAATTTGTCTCTGGAAACACCTCTTTGTACGCAGGATCATCAATAAGATCCCTAACTTTACGTCCAAAACGCACCGCAAGCTCTGTGTTGTGTGTAGCTTGTATGATTTTTAGCTTTGGATTGCGACCCAAGAACCAAGCTGGCATCAAAAACGACGCGAACTCTGACTTGGAATGTCGAGGTGGCATGTTAATTATGAGCCGCTTGAGCTTACCTTGTGCTACAAGCTCAAGTTTTTCTGCAATAATCCTGTGGTGACGACCCTCAATAAAGTTTTCGTACACATGATGTGCAAACGGCATGAAATGGTCTTGCGCTTCTTCACGCAAGTCCAGTTTTTTCTTCGCCTCTGTGAGCGCGAGTATCTCTTTTAATGCGTCCTCGGGAAGTGCCTGTAAGTTCATTAGCGGAACCTATAGGCTTTCGCCTTGGATGCAGGAGAAGGTTTGCGGGGCTGATAGTAAGAGCCGCCTGTTGGTCGCATTCTCGCTGGCGCTGCGTCTGTAGCCTGACAACGCCACTCGTCGTTGATCTTCACCGCCTCATATCCATCTGGACATGTGAACGGCGCTTCGTCAACAACTTCGTCGGCATCATCGTCACCCGTGTCAATGTCCACCTCTACGTCGTCATCGTCGTCATCGCTAGGGCCACTTGGATCCGACACCACTGGATCATCAACTTCAACAACAACTTCTTCATCGTCTTCCGCATCAGGTGGGAAAGTATCAACAGGGACGTTAGTCGTTGTAGTAACAGAAGTATCAACAGGGACGCTAGTCGTTGTCTCAACGGGAATACTTGTCTCCACTGTGGTCGTTGGCTCTGACACCTCCACATCTCTAGATCCAAGGGTTCCATCAATCGTCGTTCCTTCAACCTCTTCTTGAACGTCAACACTGACATCTGAGACAGGATCTATGACTTCGCCATCAAACACAAACCCTTCTGTCGCAGTGTTTGCACCCTGCTGACCCGCAGCCATCGCTGTACCACCAACTGATGGGTCATCAACCTCAACCGTGGCGGCTACATCTACTTCCGTCTTCGGACCTGTAGCTTGAGAAGTCTCTAACCCCATGGCATTCTCAGCCATGTTTGCTACATCCTGCATAGACAAGTTGTTTTCCGTTGCAAGTTTCTGAGCGGTCGCATTCGACAAAGCACCTGTTTCAGCAACCTCAAGGCTAATAATACCTTCCGGAGTTAAGTTCTGACGAGAACCAGCAACCGCCGCGTCCAAAGATCCTACCCCTAAAGGAAGATTGGGATTTGCGTTTATATTGCTTACATCCACGTTAGAGAGATCTGTCTGACTCGTAATTATATCCGACAACACTGGATCCGTCTGAGACGATGCCACCGCAGCATCCAATGAACCAACCCCTGTAGGTAAATCAACTTGCGGCGTCTGATTAATCAAACCTATATCAACTTCCGGAAGTGTAGTTTGTGACGACGCCTCCGCGGCATCCAACGAACCTGTGCCTGCTTCAGGCTGGGACTCAGTAATTATACCTAGTTCCTGCTCAACCTTGGCTCGGCTGTCGCCATTCTGTACATTCGCACCCGCAGCTTGAGCCGTTTCAATCAGAGACAGACTCGCCGCCCCCGCTTTCGCGTCCTCAACCGAAGTGTTCGTGTCCGTCGTGATAATATCAACCTCGTTTTGCAAGATCTCCGATGCCGTTAGACCAGGTGGGGATGCATCTACATTCGGTGCCGAATCCACCTCAGACGGTGCAGGTAACGTCGCAACCGTGCCTTGGTTAGGCTGTACAAACGTACCACCCGTACCCAAAGAACCAAGCCCCGAGTTTTGTGGACCCGAAGGTGCCGTGTTCTGTGCAGGAGCTATAGCCTGAACCTCAACATTCGTACCTGGAATGGTGATTATGTTAGGAGCCGTACCTGTTTGCGTACGAGATAGAACAGACGGTGGGGCTGTATTAACCGCTGGATCACTGGACCTTGATGATGACAGCGACGTGCCGCTGATTACGTCACTAGCTGGGCCACCCGCAAATGGATTCCCTGGAGATTCCGCTTGTATATTAGGCCCCGCTTCGTTGTTCGCCGCGTTCGTAGTCGTAGTCGTACCCGCCAGAGAGACAGGGCCGCCCAATACCGCAGCTGTTAGCGCGGCATCTGGATCCGCCGTCAATCCGTAATTCGTTCCCGTAGTTACGTCCGTAGCTATGTTTGCTACGTTGGGTTCGTAAATCCCCTCTTCAAATGCCTCACCCGCCGCGTTCGCTAAGAAACGCTTGGCTAACGGTCCTTTGGCTAATGGAAGTAGATTCAACGCCGCGCCGCCAGCCATGGACGGAACGAAACCTGTGTTCCTTACATCGTTCTTGACAGTCTGTAACTCCGAATCACTGATCGGACCAAGTTCCCCGTTGTCATATGCCTGCTGCACCAGTTTATCGGTACTGTCAGCAACGTCACCCGTGGTCATTACTGCGCCCGTGGCTAACGCACCGGGTCCACCAAACACAAGACCCGACAACGCCGTAGCAACCGGAACAACGCCCCGCGTTACTTTGGATGTCAAAGCGTCAAGATTAAACCCGTCGTCTCCAAATATAGGAGCTTCTAGGTTCTCACGGTAACCCTCACTCAAGTTCCCCGTTACGCGGTCCGACAGTAACTGTCCCGCGTCCTTCATGTCCCTACCAAATGTCGTAAGCGCAGCCTCGTCACCGTACGCAAAACTCTCTTGCCCAGGAGTTACACCAACCGCTCGAGCCAGTGCAGGGTCAACTTGACCCGCGCCATAACCAACCTGCGCAATATCCTGACCCGCAAACCTGTTCCCAATGGACTCAAGCCCCGAACCAACTATTTTAAGAGTATCCGCCGCACCGCCAGGGAGAAAGTTCCCAAACGTGTCAGAACCCATGTCGCTACCCGTCGGAAACGCATTATACGGATCACTCGTGTCAACAGGTGTTGAGCGAACTGTGTCCTGCATTCCTGAGATTTCTGCGTCAGAAACACCAGAACTTCGCAACATATCAGCATAACTCATTCCACCACTGCCAGACGAAGTAGTAGAACCCGAATAACTGCTATTCGCGTTGGGATCCAGCGAACCAATAGGACCGTCAACAACTTGAGCGTTGATTAACCGTTCCGGACCACCCATCGGATTGATGTAACTAATCTCTTGAGGCGCTGTATTAATTGCCGTTAGTCGTCGATTCAAATCTTGAGAGTCAGATAACTGAGCTTCAGCAAGCGTACTAAACGAATTGCCCTGAGAATCAGTGTAACTAACCTCCTGAATACTCGCGGGATCGTCGCTACCCGCAACCTGAGTCGCCTCAAACGTCTTGAGACCGTCATCCGTATCTGAAACCAACGTGTCAACCGTAGAGCCATCCGAAAGAAGTGTGCCCGTCGCCGTACTCTGACCCGTAGGATCAGCATCAGCCAACTGACTCTGACTCTCAAACCGCTCCTGAAAGTTCATGTCCGATATATCTGTGCCGCCAGTAGCGTTGCCCGGTAATAGGCTCTCAATAGTCGTGCCCGACGCCCCGCCGATCTGATCCAACAGATCCTGCGAAACACTGGCACCTGAACCTGAACTATCCAACAAATTAGCAGGAATCTCGTCATAACCGCCCGTAGTCGAAGCGGGTTCCGTAAATACCGACGGATCAAACTCTCCCAGAGAATCTAAATAATCCTGAGAACCCGGTGTCGTTACAGATTGCGCCATTAACTGCTCTTCTGGAGACAGTCCAACCTCTTCACTAGGCACTGATGTCGTGCCGCCAGGTTCAGA